ACAAACTTCTACCGTACAGGTATGAAGGATAGAATCGAAACTTTCCCTGCTACAGCTAGACCTGATGTTGGGCTAGACTTTGTACAGAATATTCGTGAGAGAGTTAGAGAACATTTCTTTATCGATCAACTACAGTTAATTAACCAAAGAGATATGACCGCTACAGAGGTAATGCAAAGAACTGATGAGCGTCTAAGATTCTTAGGCCCTATCCTTGGTAGATTAAATAACGAACTTCTAAGACCAATCGTAGAGAGAGTCTTCGACATTCTTAATAGGAGAGGTAGACTTCCTAAACCACCTCAGATCCTAGCGAAGAGGCCAGATCTTAAGATTGTATACACATCTCAGATTGCTAAAGCGCAAAGAACAGGAGAAGCTAATACTCTTGGTAAAGTGCTTCAAGCCACAGGCCCTATGATAGAGATCCAGCCGGATATGATGGACAACATCAATGGAGATGCGGTACTTAGGTACAACGCGCAGATCTTTGGATTACCTGAAGAGATGCTTAACGACATGGAAGAGGTTAAGAAAACTAGAAAAGCTAGAGCTGAACAGCAACAAAAAATGATGGAAGCTCAGCAGCAGAATATGGATGCGGATACGGCACAGAAACAAGCCAAGGCGCAGCCACAGTAAAAGAGGGAAGACATGGGGAACAGTATTGAAAAACGGCAAGAAATTGCCGCTAAAAAGTATACGGCGTACAGAGAGTTTTTTACGTCAGAAAAAGGGGAGGAAATTCTTTCCGACCTTATGAGAGCAGGCTGCTTTACAAGTTCTACAATAGGAAGTACCCCTTACGAGACTTACTACAATGAAGGTAGGAGAAGTCTTATCCTTCAGATTATAGAGACAGCAAAGTTAACACCGACACAAATAAAAAAGATGACTACAAAGATTGATGAAGAGGATCATTACCTGATTTAAGGAGGAACAATGAAATTTTTAAAACACGTATTAATGCAAGAAGCAGGCGAGGCTGGCGGCCTTGGTGGAGAAGCTCCAACGGGTGGTGACATTGCCCCTGATTTGGTGGTAGATGATGGTGCAAGTATGGAAGGCGTGCCTGAGTGGGCCAGATCTTTAGAAGTAGACGCGGATATCCTACAGGATCCTTCGTTAAAAGCTATTGGGGATGTAAACTCCCTGGCAAAAAGCTACGTACACGCACAGAGAAAGATCGGTCAGAAAGGCGTAATGCTTCCTACTGAGAACTCTACTAAAGAGGAATGGGACACATTTCACCAGAAAACGGGCGTGCCTTTGGAGCAACAGGACTACATGAGTAAGGTTGAGTTTCCTTCTCAGGAAGAGGGCACATCGTTTAACGATAGCTTTAACGAGAGTTTTGTACAGAAAGCGCACGAGCTTCGTATCAGACCAGACCAAGCGAGCCAGATGTATAAGTTCTTTAATGAGCAGGCTCAGTCAACTTCAACTAACTTTGCTGCTGATATGGAGGCGCAGAGACAGGCTGGACTAGACGAATTACGTGACACCCTAGGCGAGGACGCGTATGGGGTACAGCTTACTAAAGCAGGGCAATTGATAAAAGAAGAGCTAGGCTCTGAATTTAACGAGTACCTACAAGAGACAGGACTTGGGAAAGATCCAAAGCTAGTAGGGGCCTTCATGAAACTGGCGTCTAAATACTACAAAGAAGAGGCAATTCCTAGAGCAGATGGGAAGGGCGCTTTGTCTAAAGATCAAATGAGTCAGGAGATCAATACGGCGATGGGGAACTTTGATGACCCATACCACAGAACTGATCACCCAGATCACAAGAGAAGAGTAGACGAAATACAAAGAATGTTTGCCAAACTAGAAAAATAATGGTGTGGGGGGTTGACAGCGACCCCCTTTATCTTTGATAATAGCAATATGCCGTATTTGGGATAATCTGGTTCTCAGACCCCACCACAAAATAGTGGCAAGCAAGACCCCGAGTGGATAATCAAGCGAAATGCAACAACATTAATACTAACTAAACACAGGAGAGCAATATGTCTCAACAAATCCCAAGTAGTTTTGTTAAGCAATTTTCAGCTAACATCTACCACTTGTCACAACAAAAAGAATCTAGGTTAATGCCTACACTAAGAAGAAAAGAAACACTACAAGGCGAAGAGAAATACTTCGACAGAATCGGAACTGTAGATGTAATGGAAAAAACAGGTCGCCACTCTGAGACAACTTTCCAAGACACTCCATACAGTAGAAGACGTGTTTCCATGAGAGATTACTTCTGGGCTGATCTTTGTGATAAAGAAGATAAACTAAGAATTATCCATAACCCTGAGTCTGAGTACTCAATGGCAGCAAGAGCTGCGATGGGTAGAAAAATGGATGATATCGTTGTAGCTGCTGCCCTAGGTACAGTATACACAGGTAAGACAGGAGCTACGGCACTTGCACTACCTAACGAGCAAAAACTAGGTTCAATTGATGGATCAGGATTCTCTCAAATCAACGTAGAACTTCTAAGAGCTTTAAAAGAAAAGTTTGATGAAGCAGAGGTTGACGAGTCAATGAGAAACATTGTTCTTGGAGCTAAAGAGATCAGAGCGTTACTAAACGAAACTGAGATCACAAACCAAGATTTCAACACAATCAAAGCACTAGTAAATGGTGAAGTAAACTCATTCATGGGATTTAACTTTATCAGAATCGAAAGACTTCCTTTCACAACAGCGGCTATTCAATTTGATGCAGCTACTGGTGAAGTAGGGACTGGGGCCGATTCAATTGCGGTTGGATCTAAAAGATGTTTCGCTTACGCAGGTGACGCAATCATCGGTGGTATCGGAGCTAACCCAACTGCTAGAGTTTCTGAAAGACCAGACAAGCATTACGCTAATCAGGTTTATTTCTCAATGAGCATGGGTGCTATGAGAATGGAAGAAGTTAAAGTAATTGAGTTCTTCACTAAACAATAATTAAAGGAGTTAATCATGGCTGTTATATATGGCGTAAATTACGAGAAAGAATGGGTAAAGGATCCTGCTGAACAAGCTGCTAAGGGAACTAGAAATGCTCATATCAAATGTCAACTTGAAGAAGTTGTTGGTATCTCTGCTGCTGACGAAGTATATCTTTGTAAGCTTCAAGTAGATGCAACCTACCTTGGATCTGAAGACCTAGTTGGTGCTTCTGGTGCAGGTGGAATTAGCGCAATCGATAAAGACGGTAACTCAGTTGCTGTAGCTGTCGGAGACGTTTTAAATGGTCAAATTGAGGGTGGATTAGATATCGTGCTTTTAGCCGATGGTGCTACTTCAGCTTCAGTTAAGGTACTGCTTAAGTTCTTAATGGACTAAGGTTTGTTCCTCACCTTAAGTCTGCTATACTAGGGGTAGGGCCAAAACTCTACCCCTTTTTATTGAGGAGTAATAATGTCAATTGAAGTAGAAATATGTACCTCTGCTATGATTAAGCTCGGTGCAGAGCCAATAAACGATTTATTAGATGACACTAAAGAAGCTCGACTATGTCGTCTTCAATACCCAAAGATTAGGGACGCTATCCTGCGATCTGCCCCTTGGTCATTTGCACTTAAAAGGATTCAACTCTCTCCGGTATCGGAGGAGCTTTTATTCGGTGATGGAAACAAGTTTCAGTTACCGCCAGATTGTGTAAAGTTCTTTAAGATATACGCTGGGGACGGGTACATAAGCACAGATAAGTACACCATAGAAGGCGATGTACTTATATCAAATCTAGAAACACTACAGGGATGGTACGTTACAAATGACGTAGACCCTGAAAAATATGACTCTAATTTCAAAGAGGCAGTGGCTGCAGCACTTGCCGCTGATCTATGTTACGCTTTAGTTCAGTCTAATGCTCTCAAGCAAGACCTTGTGGGTATGTCCAAGTTTTGGATAGACGAAGCTAGATCAATGAACTCCCAAGAAGTTAGTCCAGAAGACTTTGGCTTCGACGAGTTCCTAAACGCAAGGGTAGGTGGACGTGCGCTTTACTAAAAGTCAGACATCATTCAAATCAGGTAGATTATCTCCTAAGCTGTACAGTAGAATCGATACTAGTCAGTACAAAGACGGGGCCGCAGTACTTAAAGGATTTAAAGTAATTCCTGAGGGTGGGGCAGAAACTATAAAAGGTAAGAGGTGGATTAACGACTCCTTGTACAGCCCTAATGTTGGTTTTGAAGACTCCAAGTTAATTTCTTTTGTAATCGGAACAACGCAGATATCTGTAGCTTTGGTGTCTAATCAATTCAATGAAGTTACAGCGTACATTTATAAATACCCTTACACTAACGGGACAGAGGTGGCTGTACAGATAATCGCCGCAGGTGGTTTGGAGTACGACCCTGAGCTTTTCGACTTTGCTGTATCTGATAACTATCTTATTCTTACGCATTTTACGGGCAAGCTTACACCTAGGTATATTAAGTTTGATCCAGATACAGGCGACTTTGAAAGTTTGAAGGTGTTGGCAAACAATGCCCTACAATCACCGTACTCTGATCTACAGGACTCCAGTATATCTATAGGCAATCTAAACGTAGGAGCAAATACGGTAGACCTTACTTCTTCTGACCCAGATGTGGCCGCTCTTTTGCAGAGTAAGGTGAGCTTTTATGCTGAAGGACTAGGAAGTAGAGTTAACGGAGGGGATAATAGAAGGTATTCTTTTGTAGCCTCTAACTTTTACGCTAAGCAATCCGACATCGCAAACGGAGTTCGCGTTCTGTACAATTCATTTTATACGTCATCCAGCGGTGATGAGGAAAGCCTAGTATTCGCAGGCATAAGCACTATAAATGTATGGGCTTACAATCTTTGGGGAGCAGGCAATTGGCCTAAATCAGTGACATCCCACGAAGGTAGAATAGTTTTTGGTGGCAGTGTAGAAAACCCAATGTCATTAGTAGGGTCATCTGTATCCAGTATATTTAATTTTAGGGGAAGAAGAAACGCTGACACAGGGTCTACGGTGTATTTGTCTCCAGCAGGTGCAGGCGATTTATTAACGACAGACCCGTACTACTTTACGGTATCCGCAGACGAAGACTCTGAGATTACTGCAGTAAGATCTGCTACGGATTTATTTATAGGCACAGACAGAAGAGAGTACATAGCATCCGGTGGGGACTCTATACTTTCTGCAACAAATGCTCAGATAAAACCGTACACGTCTCAAGGGGTATACCCAATATCCACAGTTACTATGGGTAACGTGGTAGCGTACATTGATTCAGCAAGAAAAAAATTATTTCAGTTTAAGTATAACGACTCTAACGGCACTTTTCTGTCGGACGAGCTTTCTTTACTATTTGCAGACCTTGTAGAAGGGGATCGTCTACAGCAATTGCTTTGGGCACCCCACGTAAAAGTTCTATATATTCTAACGTCCAACGAGATTCTTTACGGAATAACGTATGACCCAAGCTCGGAGACTCAGGCTTTTTTTGAGACTCTTCAGACGGGCGTTACCTCTATATCTTACGTAGCGGCAAGAGACGAAGAGGTAGGGGAGACACATCACAGAGGGGATCACCTTTTGATGTTTGTTAGAGGAAAGGGTCTTATGGCTTATGAACAAACTTTCTACGAGAATGGGATTGCTGAGAGCTATATAAAAGAAGAACGTACAGAAGCAAACGAGTATATGTACTTAGAAGATGTGTATGAGATTTCTCGAGACGGAGCAAGCGCATATAACATAAACGGTGAAGCCTATGCCACAGGAGTTGATTTATTTCCTGTACCAATTGGGGCACCTGTGTTTGCACCCCCTTTTAGGGCCATGAATTTAGACACCAAGGACGTTGTGACTGTTGAGTCACTAGCTCCAGATGGGATTAATCCTTGGTTCTCGATAGATGACCCAGCTTTAAACGGGGCAAGTAAAATACTAATAGGAAATATCCCTACGTACGAGAAGGTTCTCTCCACAATGCCTATAGAAGCAGGGCAGCAATGGGGATCAGCTCAGATGGGTATAAAAAATGTAGATGAGCTTGGCATAAGATTTTATAAGTCCTATAGTTATAGCATAAGTAGTAACGGTGTAGATTGGCAAGACGTAAGAGTCGCCGATAAGTTGGGGAACGCAAACACTGGTAGAGAAGAGACGAAGTTCAGTTCTAATCCTAAATACGACTTCAGAGTATGGATTAAATCTACCAAACCAGAACCACTAACAATCACTGGAATTAACATGAGAGGGGTAAGTAACGATGGCTAGTTCACTCGCAATATTCGCTGCCGCTAGAGGTATGCAAGCAGGGAAAGAGATAGGTGCGGCTTATAAGCAAAAAGTATTTGGCGAGCTTCAGGCAGATGCTTTGAAGAACCAAATGGCCGAAATAGACTCTAGAGCCTCTATACAAATAGGGCAAATTTTTGCGCAAGGTGAGCAAGTCGTTGCAGAGCAGACAGGAGCGTACATAAAAAGTGGTGTAGAGCTTTCAGGTTCAGCAATGGATGTACTATCAGATACAATGGCAGACGCAGCAGAGGCTGCTTATATACGTAGACGTGAGGCTGATTATCAGATCACAGGGCTATCAATGCAAGAGGCTTCACTAAGAGAAGCATCATCAGACTTAAACTTCTTTTTAAACAGTGCTTCAGCCGCTGGTGGGGCATATGCCAGCTACCAAGGTGACAAGTACAATTATAATAGAGGCGGAAAAGCAAAAGGGATCGCGTAATGCCTAGGATACCACAGGGACAATTTAATAATACACCTAGTACCAGAGTTGGGGCACGTAAAGTAATTGTGCCTAAAGATACGGGAGTAGATAAAGCAATAGACGCTACCACAAAGATCACTTTGGCTATGGCCAAGCTAGAAGATCAGAGTGAGAGAGCTGACGCATACAATTCAGCAAATGAAGTTCAGGATGGCTATAAGGCTATGAAGACGGATTACCTGCAAAAGCTAGAGAGTGCTGATGCAGACGGTAATTACAGTTTCCAAGATCCGTTATCTGAAGACGGTAAAGTTATTGAAGGCAATATCCGCGGTGATATGAAGGACATGGATTCCTACTACAATAAGGGCCAGCAGAAACTAGCAGGATTAACGAGAGCAGATATAGCGGTAGACCTAGGGCAACAGTACGTTGGTGACGACCTAAAAATTCTTCAGGTAAAAACTGGAAAATTCATCGCTAGAAAGAAACAACATAAACTAAAAACAAACGCGTTACAAAATATGGAGATGTCAGTTGTACCTGTTCTAGATCTAGCATCTACCGGAGGTTCTCCAGAAGTTATGGAAGCTACTCTGGCACAGTCTATCAATAAACTTGATAGAGAGATTGCTATGGTAGGACAAAACCTAGGTACGGAAGGGACAGCAAGTCTTACTCAGTACCGAGATAAAGTACTTATGCAGACAGCGCAGAAGTTGATAGGAAATAAACTAGACGCTACTTCGCTAAGCGCGGCAGATAAAATGATTTCAGCTATTAGAGACCCTAACGAGAAAGCTTCAGCACAATTAAAGATTGAAGGTATCAAGAAACAGAGGGCGCTAGAACACGATAGATTGGCAGCAAGCAGTGTACAGCAATTCAACAAAGATTTTAGCGGTAAGGACTTTGTAGATGGCAAAGACATGATTGCAGCTAAGCAGACGTTGGATAAAGTAAAGAACTCTTACTACGACCCTGAATACTCTGCAATGGAACCTGAGCAAAAAGACGAATTGGTATTCCAACTTGAGTCAACTATATTTAGCAAGTACATGACCCAAGAGGGATTAGATGCCTCTATAGAAGATCTATCTGTAATCGAAGAAATGACAGTAGAGAAGATGCGTGTTGAGCAAGAAGCAGCAGGCCAGCAAAGGTCTCCTTCAGCGGAAGAGATGGCAAAGGTCACTGAGCTAGACACAAAGCTTAATTCGTTCTTAGAGAGAAGCCTCGCTTCATCAGGAGTGCTTGATAAAGACATGCCTAAAGAACGTAAGATGCGTTTGTTCGATCTTGCAAAACAAAGCATTATAGATAATTACAGCAACTTTGGTGAGACAGCAGTAGAGACACACGCGGCTAAGAATCCTGAGGAGCTAATTGCAGAAAGAGTCGTTCGTCTGGATGCCAAAGGGGAGACTCTATCAGCAGGCGATATGACGTACGTGACTAAGCAAGAATCTAAGGTGTTTACTAATAAACTAACAGGGTATCTTAAAGAAAACAGACCAGATAAAGCATTTAATGAACTTAACAAATACATGCAGGGCCTTGATGATAACCATTCTAGAGCAGTCGCTTCTGACTTGGTTAAAGGTAACCCTAAACTAGAGTACCTTATACCAGCCTCTGATTTTATGGCTGCAAAGAAATTTGATATAGCTGACCAGATTATAAACGACGCACACACTTTACAGACTACTGAGAAGATATTTGGCGAGAAGAAGGGTAAAACAAAAGCTCTATCGGATACCGATTTCCAAGCTGCTTTTGATGGGCAGGCTGAAGGAACGGGATTGAATAGTCTACGTGTCCAGGACGCAAATTATAAATCAGGGCAGAAGAAAGCTATTCTAAATCGCGCAAAAGTTCTTATGCTAGAGGGCGAAGAAGATAATGTGAAAGATGCTATGCAGGCTTCTTTGGAATACTTTGGTAGACACTCACACTCTATAGACAACAATGATGTAGGCCAGCTATCTATAGTTATGACTAAGTCTAATATCGATTTCGATAAATTTAAAAGCGGTGTTGCAAATGGCGCAGGCTTATTTCACCGTACGCTACCAACGCTGAGTGCAGAAGATAAAAAATATATAGCTCTTAACCACACGAGAGACTTGTCTGCCAGTAAGGGTACTGAGGCAACGATCAATCTTTCGTTAAGAAATTCGCTACGTTTAGAGACACATCCAAGAAAGGTGAATGTCTACAGACTTGTAGGGCCTAACGGAAAAGCAGTTACTAGAAAAGATAGAACCGAGATAGAGTACACAGCAGATCAGATGTACGACGCAATTCAGTCTGGGAAAACTTCTAAGGAAGATTTAGAGGACGGGATTAAGAAAGGTCAGATGTTCATGCATAATCTAGGGAAGAACGATGAGTAGAATAAGCGTATTCGAAGAACAGAACAGGATACGGGCAGCCAAGCCTGTTACAGGTAGAGACATTACCTTTATGGATTCCTTTGACCAAGCTGTTACTGATACACTAAGAACTCTACCTACAGCAACCCTAATGAGGGGAGCTAGAAATCTGTTTGATTCTTCGGAAGAGATAGATGCTTCTGAAGCTAATTACAAATTTAACCTGCAAGACGAAGCTAGATACGAGGACGGTGAAACTGTCTCTATGGATCAGGCCTCAGAACGAGCAGAGGATCAAGCACAGTTAGCTAGGTCAGAATATGTTCAGGGATTATACGCAAAGGAAAATCCTGTACTTGGTACGGTAGCAAATCTTACGGGATCTATTGCTGCTGGATTTATGGATCCTACTTTGATTGCCTTAAATGTAGGCGCAAGTGTTGCTATGACTAGAGGTCTTACAGCATTAGCAAGTACGAGAGTAGGTGCCAATGCAGTAAATAGCATTGGGGCATACAATTCTGGTATGGGTAAAGCTATTATCCAGATGTACGACAGAAAAGCTCAGCAGACTCTACAGTCTGTAATTATGAGAGAGGGCGCAGAAAACTTTGTAGCCTCTGTTGCCGAAGAGTCAGTAAATTTTGCTGGTATCGGGGAAGAGAGACTTGCTAGAGATGTTACTATCGGAGAGAGTCTAAGAAACATTCTTGTTGGTAGTACGATGGGAACTGGATTTGGTGTAGTTCTAGATAAGGCAGGACGCTCAGGACTAATGAGCAGATGGCAAAGATTATTTGGTGACAAGGCCCCTGAAACAGCGAGCCTTCAAAATAAAATAGTTGACCTTGAGTCAGATGCAGGCGTGGAACCAGATATGGGGTACGTTGCTAAGGTGACTGACCAAGAGGTATTTGAGGCCAAACCATGGCATGCCGAAGATGAAGCTCATATAATTGATGCTACTGAAACACCGATGGAGTCTACTTTCTATATTCCAAGGGACGGGGATGTGTACAAGAGCGTCTCAACTAGAGGTAAATCAATCTCCCTTACCAATAGCTCAGCTCATGCACAAAATATGGGTAAAAATGTGGATAAGGTTACTTTGGAAGATACTAGTATCCTGACTCCTAAGGCGTGGCAGGAGGATGATCTGATAAGAAGATCTATGGCCGAAGATATGGCTGACGACCTACTACGACATACTGACCCTGAACGAAACAGAGTTCTTCTAGAGACGTTATACGACGATGTACTTGACAATGACTTAGAGGTCGATTACGACGAGCTTTGGGACGAATTGGTTAATGACCTAGAGGGAAGCGCTGATATAGACGCACTAGTAAACAGAGTAGAACAGTTTTCTACTGTGGCGCATGTAGAGACATTTCACCACGACATAGTAAATAATGTATTGGATGCCAGCGACTATAGCGGGTATACTTATCAAGGTAAAGGTATGTCTGGTGAAGCTAAGTATACAGGGGTAACCCTTACTGAAGCAGGACAGGCAAAACTTAAGAAGGTAGGTGAAACTGAAGTTCAGGAACCGTCGTTCAAAGACAAAGAAACAGAAAGGCTACGTAAAGCAGCTCAAGCCGAAGAATATGCAGGCGCTCTGGAAAAAAGGGCAAGGGCCACGCGCACAGAAGAGGATACTAAAGAGATGCTACCCGAAACTCTAGAAGGTACGGGGGATGAATTTACTTTAGAAGACTCATACGCTACTAATGCTAGAAGCAAAGAAATGGTAGATGAAGCATACGATGATTTGATTGTTAAGAAAGAAGATCCTGAGGGTAAATTTTCAGAGGAAGATCAGCTTCTACTAGATGAGTTAGAGGATATGAGATCAGGAAGAACAGTTGAGCAAGCGGCAGAAGAGAACAAGAGTAAATTAGATAGTTTCGAGGAGTGTATTACGGGTGTAGCTAAACCTAAATTTGCTCCAGATGATATAGACTTTTAAGGAAACGCATGGCTAAGAAAGGAAGTAAGACAGAATGTAAACTCGAGCTAGATGGTACAGGGCTATCTACTGACGATGCTACTGAAATTCTAAAGAGAGCTGACGCTATACTTGACCCTGCAGAGAAGCAGGCGTTCTTAAAAGAAGAGTTAACTTTGGCTAAGAAAGACGGAAGACAAGTTGCTTTGGCTCAGGCGCACGACGCTTCGTTGGTAAAGCAAATTATAGCAGAGATATCTGAAGGATCAAAAAGCTACGGCGAAATGATCGACAAAATGAATAAATCATTAGTCGGAAGAAACGGTGTAGATACTACCAGAGTAAAGCTTAAGAATAGATTACTAAACGAAATAGAAAGATATGAATCCATATTTGGAGCTACCCAAGGGCTACGTAAATTAGAGGGTGGTTCTGCTCTTGAGAAAGAAGTATTCTTAAAAGTTATCCAAGCAAAGAAATTAGATATAGGTAAGCTCGAGTCGGGTAACGTAAAGGCAAACGCAGATCAGATGCTTAAAGAATTAGCAGGAGATAAACCTGTTACTGAGGCTGACAGAATAGCTTTGGCAGTAGCGTCTTATAACGAGTTCTCTAGACAGTTTATGCGTAAGCATGGAGTGCCTGTTAAATATCACGATTCGTTTGTCGTAAAAAGAAAGTATGACCCCTCTATAATAGACTCAAAAACTAAAACAGTATGGGCCGCAGAGATGGCCAGCAGGGTAGATGCCAAGAAATCATTTGGTGTAGAGATGAACGAGGTCGAGCTAAAAGAAAAGATGTTACAGATTGCTGGAGCGATAGAGGAAAACAGAAAACTAGCTGATTCATATTTCGATCTGGATCCCGACAGTAAGAAGCCTAGATTCAAAAGAAAAAGAGAGCTTGTGTTTAAAGATGACGAAGCTGCGTACCACGTATTTAATGAGATGTCTGCAGAGTCTCTAGCAGCACAGATTCAAAACAGCGCGTGGGCATTATCAAGTGAGGCAGTTAAGTCAACTAGACTTGGGTACTCACCAAAAGCTAATATGGACGCAGTATTAAAGGAACTTGTTAAACGAGCAAACAGACTTCCTCCGAGCGTTACCAAAGGTATTAAGCCTAGGGCAGAATGGAGAGTCAAATATAAAGAAATGCGTATTCACCAAGCTGTTGGAGATCTTGCAGGCAGTAATAAATACGCACCTACGGGAGTATCGACTGTAGGAACCGTAGTAAAAATGCACAACAACTTAGCTTTACTAGGTAACGCAATAACTA